GCAATTTTAAAACTTTAGAGGGTGCTAAAAAAGCTTTACTAAAAGCTTGTGGATACAAAGAAAGCTCTCTTAACTTTATCGAAATACCAAAGGTGGCCGCATAAGCGGTCACTTCTTTCAAGGAGAATAACATGACAACATGGACACCGTATGACGCATCAGCAGCAGTAGAAGGATTTGATGGTATCGAGCACGATGAAGACACGATCATTTCAGCATGGCAATATCTTATCAACACTGGCCTAGCTTGGAGTCTCCAAGGATGGTATGGCCGCACAGCTCAAGCACTTATCGATGACGGTATTTGCGAAGGCCCATTTTAATTAAGGAGAATGACATTGAGTACAAGAGCCGTATATACATTTATAGATGAAGATAGTAAGTTTAGCGTTTACAAGCATTATGATGGTTATCCAGAGGGAGCTCATGGCTTTATCAAAGAAGCCAAGAAGTTTGCCTGGGATCTACCAAGGTTTGATGCCTCAGAGTTTGCGGCCGCGTTTATCAAGGCCAATAAGAATGAAGCAGGTGGCGATGTATACCTAACCCACGGACCTGATAGGCATGGTGACTTGTCTTACAAGTATGAAATTAGCAGAAATGGCAAAGATTTAGTTGTTAAGACTCTTGAGGCTACAGGATATGATCAAGAAGATAAACAAAAATTTATTGAAAAAAGTGTTGACACGCTTTAACTTTAAGTTTAATCTTATACCTACGATCAATTGATCGGATACGAATATAAACGAATAAGGAGAACGACATGACAACAGCAAGAATAGCAGTACCCTACACACAATTACTACAAGATGCCGTGAATAAACCAGGTGTTTTAAGTAAATGCTACAGCCGATTCCATAATTACAGCCTAGGCAATCAATTATGGGCATGGCTACAATCCCTCGAACATGACTTAGACCTTGGACCTATTGCTACTTATAAGCAATGGCAATCTCTTGGCCGCCAAGTTAAAAAAGGTTCAGAGGCTATCTATTTAACATTACCAGTAATCATTGATGAGAAGGATGCCAACGGTAACAAGACTGGCAAACAAAAACGCTTATTCTTACCTAAGAAAGCATGGTTTTTCTTATCACAAACTGAAGGAGAAGAATATGTTGCGGAAGTTAAGTCTGCTGTATGGAATAAAGAACGAGCTCTTAAATCTTTGGATATTACTCAGATCCCCTTTGACAAAGCGGACGGTAACTGCCAGGGTTTTGCGCGTGGGCGCAGTGTTGCTGTCAGTGATATTGCTGTGCTTCCTCATAAGACACTTTTTCACGAACTCGCGCACGTCACGTTGGGACACACATTAGAGCATGAGCTTTCAGATTCAGAGCACACACCTAAAGACATCAAAGAGGTTGAGGCTGAGTCAGTGGCTTACATTTTATGTCAGTTGTTAGGTTTACCAGGCGAGGTTGAATCACGCGGATACATCCAACACTGGTTAGATGGCCAACCGATTGACGACAAATCAGCTAAGAGAATATTCTCAGCTGCCGACAAAATCTTAAAAGCAGGAGGTGCAGAATGAGCTGGATATGTATTTATTGCAAAGAGCCTCGCAACGATAAAAGTGGTTGTTGCGGGGAGAATCACTGGGAAGAGGATGGTCAATTGGACACTGCTAGTCAGACGTTTGATCCTCCAATGACTCAAACTGAAGAGTACTTGTTACGTAAACAAGGCCTTGAAGACTTCGATAACTACTGGCATAGTCTTGATTAACGTGCTATACTTACAGCGTGAGTTGATTGATGCAATGGCAATGCAAACGCAATGCGATCGCATAGTAAACGCATCATGAATGACTTCACGCGCGGCCGAATCGCCGAAAACAAATTTGCCACAACATATCTAAAAGACTTTGTGATGGCTACCCAGGATCAAGACATGTTTGAACACTGGGATGTTGAAGGCATACTACTAGACTTAAGCAATGACAGGCTCAAGTTTGATGTGAAGGCATTGAAGAAGGCTAATCGTAATGACGAGTCACTGAGTGACGAGATTACCTGGATCGAAGGAACCAATGTCAGAGGCAATCCTGGTTGGATCAAAGGAAAGGCTGACTACATTGTTTTTGAACGAGAAAACGCTTGGACCATCATCAATCGCGCCGAATTACTACGCTGGACCGCGGAAAAAATCCGCCGCAAAGGAAACAAAACTGGCAAAGGCTTATATGAAGTTTATACAAGACCTAACAGACAAGACAAAGTCACCCTCATAAAATTCTCCGACATAGATACAATCACTATACTAAACCTCCCAAAGTAGTAACAAATACATTGACATAAGCCTCAAGTGTGCTTACATTCCTAAGGAACATAACTCAAGGACTGAAAATATGTCTAAGTTGCACAGTAAGCTATTATCCTTATCACAATCCTCTATGGATACATCCATGATTGCTAACGATAGCTATGTCAATTTACATATGTGTGAGTTGCAAACGAACATATGCGTGGAGTGTTGTTAATGACTACTAAGAAAGATCCGAAGGACTTCTTACCTACTGGTAGACCTACCAAATATAATAAAGAAATGATGGACGAAATACTATTTCGCATGAGCGAAGGAACGCCTCTACGTGCTATTTGTCGTGAGGAAGGAAAACCTTCGTGGCGTACGATTTACGATTGGCTCGAGAAAGACGCCGAACTTTCCACACGCTTCGCGCGCGCGAGAGAACTTGGCGGCGACGCAATCTTTGAAGAGACACTTGAGATTGCTGACAGTCCTAACTTCGGCATTAAGGAAGTGATTGGCAAAGACGGCAGCGTGATCACACGTGAAGACATGTTAGGCCATCGCAAGCTGCAAGTCGAGACACGATTCAAACTCTTATCAAAGTGGAACCCTAAGAAGTATGGTGACCGCACCATTATGTCAGGCGACAAAGAAAATCCTGTTGCAATGGATGTCAACGTGTTTGATGAGATGCTAAAGAACTTAGAGATGAAGAGACAGCTTAAAGACGATGAGTGATCTCGCAAACGGATTAAAACTATTAGGCTTGTTAGTTGCAGCATTTGTTGTTTACTACATTATTGCGCGCGCATTGTTTAAATGAATGACGTAGTAAAGCTTCTTAAAAATAAAGAAGTGCAAGCAAAGTTTAAGGCATTGCCTATCAATCAACAGTTAGGTTATGCGTGGCGCACAAAATGGTTAACACAGGCCCATGATCATCAGATCATTCCTCACGGTGACTGGGCTATATGGTTACTACTCGGAGGACGGGGCGCAGGTAAGACACGCACCTCTGCTGAACAGATTGGCTGGTGGGCATGGACGCAACCTAACACACGATGGTTAGTATCCGCGCCAACAGCAATGGACGTACGCGGTACATGTATTGAAGGTGAGTCTGGATTGCTTAATGTGATCCCGCCTCAATTCATTGCAGACTATAACAAGTCGCTGCTCGAACTGAAGTTGATTAACGGATCATTGATCAAAGGTATATCGGCCAGTGAACCAGATCGCTTCCGTGGTGGACAATACCACGGCGCATGGCTTGATGAGTTAGCTGCATGGGATTACTTGCAAGACGCTTGGGACATGATTGCGTTCTCAGTGCGGTTAGGTAAACAGACAAGGATCATAGCGTCAACGACACCACGTCCTAAAGACTTGATCGTTGATCTAGTTGGAAGAGCTGAAGATGGAACAGGTGAAGTAGTCTTAACGACTGCATCAACCTACGCGAACATTAAGAACCTCGCGCCGTCATTTCAACAACAGATCCTGCAGTATGAGGGAACGAAGCTCGGACGTCAGGAGATCTATGCGGAACTCATAGACCCTGAAGAAGGTGGCATAGTCAAGCGCGACATGTTCAAGCTTTGGCCAGCAACAAAGCCGTTCCCCAAGTTTGAGTACATCATACAGAGTTATGACTGCGCGTATACAGAGAAGACCATTAACGACCCGACAGCCTGTCTAGTGTTTGGTGTCTTCAAGCCAATGGATGGCCCAATGGCCGTCATGCTTATAGACGCATGGCAAGAGAGAATGCAATACCCTGACTTAAGAAAGAAGGTACGCGATGAGTATGAAGTTAGTTACGGAGCCGACAGCGAGAATGACACGGGAGAGTTTGTCAAAGGTAAGCGAGTTGATCTCATCCTTGTCGAAGACAAAGCATCAGGGATCAGTCTTATACAGGATATGCAAAGGGCGCATCTACCAGTGCGAGCTTACAATCCAGGACGTGCGGACAAAGTGCAAAGACTTTCAATCGTTGCAAATATTATCTCTCACGGACGCGTGTGGATTCCTGAGTCGACAGTTAAGCGAGGATACGTACGAGATTGGGCTGAAGGATTCGTCAGTCAGATATGCAGCTTCCCTGAAGCAACGCATGATGACTATGTGGATGCGTGTACGCAAGCACTTAGGTACTTAAGAGACGGTGGCTTCTTGAACATAGACCCAGCGCCAATAGACGAGTATGAGGATTACGCTGATGCATATGGACATCAGCCAAGAGTTAATCCTTACGCAGCATGATTGTTTATGCAACAAAGCGTGGCGTAGGTGGAAGGTTAATACTCAAGCGATGGATAAAGAAACGTACGTCAGACAGTAACGCAAGGCGCGACATACGAGTACAGACATACAGACGCTTATGGTGGTGGGACGCAAGTAGATGGGATCAAAGACATGGCCAAGATAATAACACCGTGCAAACAGATATGTGAGCTAGATACTAAACGCAACATATGCAAGACATGTAAACGAACAGAGGACGAGATAGCAGGATGGTTAGATTACACACCAGCAGAACGCAAAGAGGTAATGAAACGTATCAAGGAAAGCAATGGCAGATCTAGAAAATCAGTTTAAGGTAGCAGAGCTAATGTCAAAGCCTACAAGCGAAGGCGGCATGAGCTATGGCGACTATCCTAATCCTTATGGACTAAGAGCATTCGATACCGCACAAGGTTATGGCGGCGAGATGATGCCTAAGACTGCTGGCTGGGCTGGAGAGATACCTACACTGACTGGCGACAAGATGACAGAGATGTCACTCGGCGGCGAGAAAGGTCAACCATTTATTCCTATGATCTTTGAAGGTATCACGCCTGAACAGATTGAGATTGTTAAAGACTACGAGGCAGGCCTTCGTGAAGACAGTGATCCACTTGTTATAGAAGTTAAGAAGGCAGCAGAAGCAGCCGCACATAGACGCATGCATATGCACAAGTCACCGTTCAAAGACTTGACACCACACATGGCTGGAGGAGGCGCACTAGCTGAAGCGTTAGGCAAGAAGCTTGCGGAGGCAGCCGCAAAGAAAACAGCAGAGAGAGCCGCAAAGAATTACGTGCCAACTAAAAGCATGATCTCTGAATTAAAAGATTATATTAAGGATGCCAAAGGATCTTATGGCGCACAACGTGTAGAGCGTGCAGCAGACCTTGTCCCTAACCTTGAGAAGCAGTATGACCTTAAGTCATTGAAGGACGCTTTTGATGGTGACAATGCCAAATCATTAATGGTTATACACCCAGGCGATTTTGAGAAGTATGCAAAGCCATTACCTGATTACTATGATAAACCTACAGACGCTATTAAGTTTGAGAATGGCAAACAAGTGCCAACAATTATTCAACCTGAACATCAATACAGCATTAAGACTGGCTTAGATAAATATGGAAGTCCCACTTGGGATTCAAAAAAAATGCATCCTGAAGAATACCTTGATCTGTTAGGAGGTATAGCAAGAGACAAAGGATTTGATTGGTTACCTTACTTGATGCTTGGCGAAGAGTCAGGTGGTACATTTAGAATTGCAGGACATGAAGGTAGACATCGCAACAGAGCATTAAATAAATTAGGTGATGAGACTACACTAATTAATTTATTACCTCAAAACATAAGAGAAGGTTTACCAAGAAGATCACAGGAAGAATATCAGAAAGGTCTACAAGAATTGTTAGGTGACAAGCCAAAAGTAAGGCCTGAAGATACATACGAAAAAGAAACAAGACCAGACATTTATCTGCCTGACTTCTTTAAAGAAGGTGGCCCCGTTCACATGGCCAAAGGTGGCGAGACTATTGAAGAGTGGAAGCCTGAACCTATCAGCTCAAAGTTTGCAGACACACTATCCAAAACACGATCAGCATTAGACGAAGCATTCCCTGTAGACATTGGTAGTTTCTTATTGCAACAATCGCCAGAGATTATTAAAGATATGTCATACGGCAAATCTCCAGTGTCAGGCACAAAAAATATACAGACCACAACATTTGACCCAAGACTTGTAGACCTACAGATGGCAGCTGCACCTTTTGCAGGGTCAGCCAAGAAGCTACTTAAAAACGTAGGCACACACGCATTAGAAAAGATTGAGGCTGGCACATTCCCTGGATTAATTGAGTCGCGTATGTACGCAGCAGATCCAGGCAAACGCGCTGCAAAGTATACAAAGAAAGAAGCAATCCAATCAGACTTACGTCACATGCCGTATGAAGACGCATTACCATTTGCGCAGAAGGGCGTACATCTTAAACAAGATACCAACGGACAATTCATTGGCGCACCAAGAGGCGTTACATCATTACGAGACATTAAGAAGATCCGTGAGAACTATGACAAGATGGTAGAGGAAGGTGCAAAGGGCGGTGATTGGTATGAACGCGCTCAACAATTCCACAAAGAATATACACATTCACCAGAAGCAGCAACCGAGCTATCACGAGCTAACGCGCTGTTCTCTGCACAAGCTGATCCTATATCTAACCTTGGCTTTACATTACAAGCACATAATGCATTAGAAGCTGGCGCTAAACAACCTATCGTTCGCACAGGCCCAGCAGCGCGACGTTATTACAACGCTATTGAGCAAGGCAAGCCAATCCCATTAGGTCAGAAGACAGACATCTATGCTAAATACATTGACCCTAATTTAGGCATAGGATCTACAGGCGTAAATGATTTCCGTCACGCACGAAACTTAGGCTACACACAAAAAGATTTGAAGACTGGCGAAGTCGTTCCTATCTCACGTGGACTATCACCACAAGAACATGCATTCATGGATGCAGAAACTATTCTAGCTACAGACCGTGCTAATAAGAAAGCATTGCTAGGCAAAACAGATTGGAAGCCAGAGGAAGTACAAGCGGCGCCATGGGTATTACAAAAGGCAGAGTCACTCATGAAGGGATCACCTGGTCGCTTCCCAACATTAGACAAAGCTATGGAAGAAGCTAACAAGACATATCTTGAAGGCGCGCCAAAACATACAGCCTACTCAACCTATGAGCAGATACCATTTGCATCATCAGGACACCTTGAAGGCATGGAAAAGGTTCCGTATAACCTCAAAGAACAATTTAGCAAAGAAGCAAATTGGTTTGATCAATTTGGTAAAGACATCTTATCTCAACAAGTAGGTAAGAGACACGGCATGTTGACAGGTGAAACTAAACAAGGTTACGGCGCTTATGTAAACCCAGTGACTAAAGAATTAGAACTTAATCCACAATCACAAGCGCGATCACTTGTCGCACTCAAGCCTGGAAAAGAAGGTGTTGAGCTTCAACCGCAATCAAAAGCTTTAATGGATGTACAGAATGCATTGCGTGGATACCTTGACGTACAAGGCGCATCACCATGGATTAAACCATTACCAGGCAAGGTTACACCATCCACATCATTACACTTGAAACTTACAGAGCCGCTCAATCAACAAGAGATGTCAGTGCTTAACAACGTTGCATCATCACACGGCTTTAATGGCGTAGTGGATCTTGGTGACCACGGCGTGATCCTAGGATTCAATGACGCAATCAAATCAGGACAAGATCTTAAGAAGTTATTAGGCTCAGGATTAGAAGAAAAACTTAATAGCATTTTCCCCGAAAAACTTACAGAGATTAAACGCATAAGAACAGAAGGCGGTTACCCATCCTTTGAAGATGTGTTAGGTAAAGAACACGAAGGCACAGGCGCTGCCACAAAACGATTACTACAATACCTAGAAGAAGGTAAAGAAAGCGCCCCAGATGTTGCAGCAAGACTTATGGATTCAAACCCAGTACTTGCTGAACACTTAAGAAAATTAAACGCAAGAGATATCGCTGCGCAAGAAAAGTATGGCGTAGGTGCACCACGCAAAGACATACTCAATGCTAGAGATATTATTTCTAAGTCAGGATTGTCTGGCCTTAAGAAGTCCTTGGAAGAAGGTGCTTATCTTCCTGCGGCTCTCGCGGTTCCATTTGCTTCGGAGAATAAGAATGAGGAATAAGACGGCTTCCTTTCCAATCTTCAAAGCTAACTTCATCAAAGAAGTTGTTGATCTCTTGATTAGTCCACCTACCGTAGTAAGTGACCAATTTAGAGTTTTTATGTTTTACCCATGGCATATGCTCTCCTTTAGCTGTTTAGTTAATCACACGGCCGCAATTGGGGATAAATCAGCCGAAAAAGAATTATACATCAATCTAACAAAAAGTACAAGGAAATATTAATTATGGCTTTAAACCCAGAAATGCCTATTGATCCAGAGTTTGGTAGAAACATACCAGGCCAGCCTGATCCTAACGCACAACCGCAGATGAATGCAGACGGAGGCGCTGATGTTGATCTTATGCAATATGACGAAGAGTCTGATGTAGAAGAGCTAGAAGATGGTTCAGCTATTGTGCATCTTGATAATTATAAAGGACCAGCTGAGGATGAGGATTTCTATTCCAACTTAGCAGAGACTGTCAACATTTTTGATCTTGGTAGTATTTCAACACGCTACCTTGATCTTATTGAAAAAGATAAAGAGGCTAGAGAAAAACGTGATAAACAATATGAAGAAGGTATTCGCAGAACTGGCTTGGGTGATGATGCTCCTGGGGGCGCGAATTTTATGGGAGCTTCTCGCGTTGTCCATCCTGTTATGGCAGAGGCTTGCGTTGATTTCGCATCGTCTGCAATTAAAGAGTTATTTCCGCCTGATGGCCCAACACGTACAAAGATTCTTGGCGAAGCTACAAAAGAAAAACAAGAAGTAGCAGAACGCAAACGCGACTACATGAACTGGCAGCTTACAGAACAGATTGAAGAGTTCCGTGACGAAGAAGAACAACTATTGACACAATTGCCATTAGGTGGTTCACAGTTTATGAAGATGTGGTATGACGATAAAAAGAAACGTCCGTGTGCAGAGTTTGTGCCTATTGACAACATCCTATTACCGTTCGCATCAGTTAACTTCTATACAGCACAACGTGTGACTGAAGTACAAGATATTACTGACTGGGAATTCCAACAACGTATGACTCGCGGATTATATCGCGACATCAATTACATTCGTGCAACGGCTGAACCTGAAGAAACAAGATCAGAACAAGCCTCTAACAAAGTAGAAGGCCGTCAGTATCAAGACGGTGCAGACGGTTTACGCCGCGTGTATCACATCTACACATACTTAGACCTTGAAGATGACAAACGTACAGATGGCGAAACAGCACCATACATTTTAATGATTGATGACCTTGATCACAAAGTATTAGGTCTATATAGAAACTGGGAGGAAGGCGATGAAACATTCACCAAGCTTGACTGGCTTATTGAATACAAGTTTATACCTTGGAGAGGTGCTTATGCAATCGGTCTGCCTCATCTTATTGGCGGCCTTAGTGCTGCTCTCACTGGCGCTCTTCGTGCTTTACTGGACACTGCTCATATTAATAACTCCGCTACCATGCTTAAACTCAAGGGTGCGAAGATTAGCGGGTCTTCTCAGCAAATCGAAGTTACTCAGGTCTCTGAAATAGAAGGCGCTCCAGGTGTTGATGATGTTCGTAAGATTGCAATGCCTATGCCATTCAATCCACCGTCACCAGTACTATTTCAATTACTTGGCTGGTTAGATAATGCTGCAAAAGGTGTAGTCTCAACCGCAGAAGAAAAAATTGCCGACATGAATCAAAACTCACCTGTAGGAACAACACAGGCATTGATTGAACAAGGCTCTAAAGTATTCTCAGCCATTCACGCAAGACTTCACGATTCACAAAGCCGCGTACTTAAAGTATTAGGCCGTATCAATCGTTGGTATCTTGATGAACAAAAGAAGGGCGAGATTGTTGAAGACCTTCCAATTTCACGCGAAGACTTTAAACGTAACTCAGATGTAGTACCTGTATCTGATCCACACATTTTTTCTGAAACACAACGCATGGCGCAAAACCAAGCGATACTTCAATTGATGACACAGTTCCCTCAATCGTTTGATACCAATGCAGTATTGCAACGTGTACTCAAACAAATGAAGGTACCTAATGTGAATGAGCTTATGCCTAACGCTCCTAAACCTGTTGAGCAAGACGCTTCACATGAGAACGCAGCTATGGCATTAGGACGACCAGCGTTTGCATACCCAAGACAAGATCAGTTAGCACATATTCAAGC